AGACCATCCTCGACCACTTCCAGCGCATCAAGGGCGACCCGGCGCGGACCATCGTCATCCCGGTGCCGTCGACTCCGGGCGTCGGCGAGGCGTACCAGCCCAAGGTCCGCTTCGAGCGGCTGTCGGTCGAGGTGAAGGAGGCGTCCTTCCGGATGTATCGGCAGGACGCGGCGCTCGAAATCTGCATCTCCCACGGCGTCCCTCCGTACCGCGTCGGCTGGCCCATCGTCGGGTCGCTCGGCGGGTCGACGGCGCTGGAGATGACCGAAATCTACAACGACTCCATCGTCCAGCCGCGGCAGGAGACGTGGGAGCAGCGGCTCGACTCCACGCTCCTCGGCGAGAAGGGTCTCGACATCCGGACGTGGGGGCTCAAGTGCGCGGAGTTGGACGTCCGCAACGAGCAGCGCGACCTCGCGAAGGCGGAGTCCCTGTACCAACTCGGAGTCGTCACGCCGAACATGCTGGCCCGCTTCTTCGGCTACCCGGAGCGCGACCCGGGCATCCCCGGCGGCGACGACTACATCGCGCAGCCGATGAACCCGTCCGGCGGCGCGGCTCCCGAGCAGGCCTTCCTCGGCTCCCCGGAGCAGGTCGCGAAGCGCTACGTCGACGAGGTCGCTGAGTTCGCGCGGCTCCGAAAGCGAGTCGAGGCCATCATCGAGGGCGACCCGCTCCTCCGCGTCGCGTGACCCACGGGGGTCCGTGGGCTCCCCGGCTCGGCACGGCCCCGACCAAGCGCGAGTTGGAGGTCCTCGCATGGTCGCTGTATCTCGGGCAGAAGGGTGCGGCGGCCCGGCTCGGCATCTCGACCAAGACCGTGAAGGAGACGACGGCCCACATCTTCATCCGGCTGGGCGTCAACCGCTCCATCGAGGCGGCGATGGTGCTGGGCTGGCTCCAGATACCGGACGAGGTCTGGTTCGACGACACGGCCTACCCGAAGCGCTGGTCCCGAGCCATCGTCACGCGGTCGTGTCGGTCCTGCGGCGAGGTGTTCTTCCCGCGGCGCGCGACCGTCGAGGACGGCGGCGGGCTCTACTGCTCGGTGTCTTGCTCCCGGCGCGGCAAGCCCCCGTCCCACGGCGGGCGGGTCACGTACCGCTGCGCCTTCTGCCGTCAGGAGTTCACGGTCCCCGGCTCCCGGGCGCGGGCGGGCCAGCGGTTCTGCTCCCGCAAGTGCGCTCGTCGGGCTCGCGACGTCGGCTCGGCTCCGCGGACGGGTCCGGCCCTGCCGACGGTCGTGCGTCGAGTAGACTCCGAGCCGGAGCCTGCCAGCGCCACGACGCGGACGGTCACCTAGAGATAGGAGACAACGTGAACCAACCACCTCTCGGCTTTGCGGCGGTGCCTTTGCGGTCCGTCGAGCGCTGGCTGGCTCCGCTAGCATCGGGTCGACCGGGTCGACCAGCGGCGAACGGGTCGACCCGGTCGTGACCGACCTCCTCGCGCTCATCGACGACGCCATCGACTTCGGGAACCGGCGCATCGCCAAGGTGGAGACCGACGCGGCGCGCTCCCGGCGCGACGAGGTCCAAGCGCGAGTCATGCCCGGTCTGGTGAAGGCCATCGAGGAGTACTTCGTCGGGCTCGCGGGTCGGCTCGGAGTCGTCGACTTCGAGGGGTCCATCGCCAAGGCCCCGTTCCTCGCGGCGGCGGACTGGAACGCCGAGAACAGCCTTCTGCTCAAGGCCATGCTCCCGGCCTACAACGAGATGCTGTCGTCCGGGCTCTACACGACGTATGAGCAGGTCGCGACCGCGGCCACGGCCTTCGGCGACGTCAACTTCAACCTGCCCAAGGCGAACATCGCGGTCGCGGGGTCCCTGTCGCTGGGCGATTACGACCTGTCCATCCGCGACCAACTCGGCCAGCGCATCGTTGGTATCACGGAGACCACCCGGGCGCAGGTCGAGGGCATCGTCGCTCGCGGAGTCGAGCAGGGGCTGTCCCCGAAGCGCATCGCCAACGGTACGCTCCAGTTCGACGGCATCAAGCAGTATGTGGCCCAGACCTACCGGAACCGCGCTTACGTCATCGCGCTCACCGAGACCGCGAGCGCCTACAACCTCGGGCAGTTGCAGGGCTACCGTCAGGCGGGCATCGAGAAGGTCCGCATCTTCGACGGCGACGACTGCGGCTGGACGTCCCACGACGACCCGGACCGGGCGTCCGGCTCCGTCCGGACCCTCGCCGAGGCTCAGGCGTACCCGACGGCTCACCCCAACTGCCAGCGGTCGTGGTCCCCGTACTTCGAGGGCATCGAACAGACTCCGGCGACGGCGCAGGGCGACGGAGCGGTGGACCTTGGCGACGGGGTCTCCTTCGTCCCGGCCAAGCCGACGCCATCACCGACGGTCGGCCAGCCGCCTCCGTCCCCGAGCCCGACGACGGCCCAGACGCTGACGACCCGGGCACCGCAGGCGGGCGAGTTCCGTGAGGCCGTCGACTCGTCCCTCTCGTTCGGCGACTTCGACCGGGCGGCCCGGGTGTGGGCGCAGTCGTGGCAGGACGACATCGCGGCCCGTCGGCTGTCCGACCCGAAACTACCCGGGCGCTACCCGAGCGACCCGGCCAAGAGCGCGCTCGACGAACTGCGCGACTACACGGGCGGCGGCCACCGGCGCGTCAACTCGGCGGCTCGCGGTACGTGGGAGGAGACCTTCGGCGAGAAGCCCACCGAGGCGGTCCTGCGAACACAGTTCGAGCGGGCGGACCGCATCTCGTCGACGATGCGGCCGGTCGCGGACGACGTCAAGGTCTACCGCGGGACCCACGTCGACCAGTTCGGCCTCGACGTCGACGCCGCCACGCACGCGCAAGTGATGGAGACGCTCAAGCCGGGCGCGCGGTTCATCGAGGACGGCTTCTCGTCGACGTCCATCCACCCCAAGTCGGCGTTCAGCACCAAGAGCAACAACGCGGTGCGGCTCACTATCGAGGTCCCCAAGGGCACCCGGGCGGCCTACGTCGACGACATCTCGCAGTACCAAGGCGAGCGCGAACTGCTCCTCGACAAGGGGCGCGAGTACGTCGTCCGGTCCATCGACGCGGTCCAACTGCCCTACGGGGCGGGCGACATGTATTACTACGATGTCGTCTTGCAGGTGGTGGCGTAGGCTGGAGCGATGACTGAGGACCGCACCATCGTCGACAACAAGCCGCTTGCGCTCTCCCGGCCCGGCGACCTCCAGCGGCGCCTGCTCGCGGCGCAGGACCGGATGGACCCGGCGCTATTCGACTCCGCCTACGAGGCCGTGTCGTTCGGGCGGCTCACAGCGGACGAGAAGATAGCGCTGCTCGTCGCCGAGGGCGCCGTGACCCCCGAGGAGCCCGCAGGGGCGACGGAGAGCGGCGATACGGTCTAGAGCGGCCCCGGGACCCGATTAGCGCCACTCCGGGCCACAGCGGCCGACATAGGCGCTCGGGACAGTTGACGACCCGCACGGTGCGCGTGTTAGGCTCGCGGTGAGATGAGCGACGAAGCGCAGCCGGTCGACCTACTCGCACCCATCGCCAAGCGCGACGGGGCGAGGCAAATCGCCTACGGCATCGCGCTGGAGCCGAGGACTCCCGACGACCCCGACCTACAGGGTGACTGGTACACCGCCGACGACATCGAGCGGGCGGCCCATCACTTCATGTCCGAGGTCACCAAGGGCTCCGGCTTCTCCGACCTGATGCACGACGGCCGGACCCGAGCGGGCTACCCGGTCGAGTCATACATCGCACCCGTCGACTTCGACCTCGGCGACCAGCACGTCCGCAAGGGCTCGTGGGTCGTGGGCATGCACTACCCGGACGCCGAAATCTGGAAGGGCATCGTGGAAGGCCGATACGCCGCGTTCAGCGTCGGCGGCTTCGGGAGCAGGGAGGACTAGATGGCCGGTTCGAGCGTGACGCTCACGCAGCATTCCGTACCCGACCCGGTCGTGGGCGTCATCGTCGTGGCGGCGGTCGCGGACGACGCCGACGGGTCCTTCCCGACCTTCATCCTGCCCGAGTTCGAGGGGCGCATCTTCGCGGTCGACTCCGACCCCGGCGCGACGGCCCCGACCGACAACTACGATGTCGCCATCACCAACCAGCGCGGCCTCGACGTCCTCGGGGCGGCGGGCGCCAACCGCGACACGGCCAACTCGGAGCGCGCGGCCGTGACCTCGGGCTACGTCGACCGGACCGACACGCTGACCCTCGCCATCACCGGCAACTCGGTGAACGACGCGACGCTCACGCTCGCGGTCCTGTACACGCAGGATATGTAGGAGGCACGATGCCCAAGCACCTGACCCGCATGGCCATCGACAAGGTCTCGCTCGTCGACGCGGGCGCCAACGAACGGCGCATCGCCATCCTCAAGTCCGCCAACCGTCAGCCGCTCGACGCCGACGAGTCCCCGGGTCTGCTCCGCCGAGTCGCGGACGCGCTCGGGCTCGCGGTCCCCGAGGCCAAGGAGGACGAGGAGGTCGAGAAGGCCGAGACCTTCGACGACATCAACGCGGAGCGCGAGTTGTCCGCGGCCGTAGACGAGGGCTTCGACACCCTGCGGTCTGCGGTCTGGGGCGCGACCTACGCCCGCGACGACGACGGCAACGAACTACCGATGGACGAGAAGGCCGCGCTGGTCGGACGGTCCATCGACCAGTTCAAGGCCTACCTGATGGACGCCATGACCGTCGCCAAGGTCGGGCGCAAGATTAGCGGCTCCCGGCTGGAGCAAATCAAGAGCGCCTTCCGCGTACTCGGTGAGGTCATCGAGGGCGTCGAGGCGGGATGGTGGACGCCCCCGGAGGGCACCGTAGCAAAGGAGGTCGACATGACCCCGGATGAGATTCAGGCGGCCGTGGACAAGGCCGTCGCCGAGACCGTCGCGAAGGCGATGGCCCCCGATAGCGAGGCGATGACGGCGCTCGCGGCGGGCATCAGCAAGTCCGTCATCGAGGCCATGCCGAAGCCGGTCGAGGCGACCCTCGACACGACCTACTCCGACGACGGCGACCTGTCGCTGGCGGACATCGCCAAGGCCGTGTCGACCCTCGCGGACCGCGTCAACGTGCTGGGCGGTTCGTCCCGGCAGTCGGCCGCGGGCTCCGAGTCCGAGCCGGTCGAGAAGTCGAAGTACCCGCTCGCGGGCATCCTCTAGGCCATGACCCTCGAAGCCCTCGTCCCGTCGGGTCTAGCAAGCCCGGACGGGCTCGCCTATGACGTCAAGTCATCGGTGGACGCTATCAACGACCATCTGGGCATCGACCTGCTCGGCTCGGTCGCAGTCGCAGCCGACGCTCTCGCCATCCCCGTTACGCATCGCATCGTCCTCAAGACGACCGGCGCGGACGCGGAGGCGCTGACGTTGGCGGACGGCACCCCCGGCCAGACCCTCACCGTCGTCCTCGTGGTCGACGGCGTCGGGACCGGCACACTCACCCCGGCGACCGCGACCGGCTGGGCCACCATCGTCTTCGCTGACGCGGGCGATGCGGCCACGCTCCGCTACGTCGACGACACCGTCGGCTGGATTATCGAGTCCCTCTACGGGCTCGCGGCCCAGCCCGCATTCACCCTGCCCGCCTAAGACGGGCACCGCGGCCGGGTCACAGGCCAACGCACCGACGCCGAGCAGGCGGGCGGAGATAGGAGACAAGCGAGATGGCAGGCAGGTCCCGCACTCGACCCTACAACGCGCAGAACGCCGGGGCTCTGTCCCTCGCCGAGGCGCAAATCGACTTCGCGGCGGCGGACGCCCGGGTCCTCATCGCGTCGCTCCCGGCGAACGCGGTCATCCTCGATGCGTGGTTCGAAATCGTCACCGCCTTCAACAGCGGGACGTCC